CCAATACGAAGTGTTTGGAGAATACGAGAGGTCCTTGCTCCCAGTGACAGCGAAGTTCTCTACCGTATGTCCGAACTCGTGGATGAAGTTTCTTCGGTCCGACCACGTGAAATAGTTGCCGCCGTTCTCAGCACGACCTTTCGTGATACTGATCTTGTTCAGCTGCTGAAGTGAAGACTCAGCAACGGGGCCCCACAGGTTGAAGAACTTCTCAGCAGACACCTTGAGATCCTGCTTCTGACGCTTTCCTTGCTCAACCTTCCAGCTGTTCCATCCCGTTGGCCTGTACTGAGGAACCTTGCCCATCTTCTGAACAGCCTTAACGAAGGCCTCCCGTCTCTTGTCCTGCTCAGCAGCTGGGATCGCTTCAAGACCGAGTCGTTCAAACTTCTTGCCGAGAGCAGAGACCAAAGCACTGTCAGCCATCTGCCGGGCGAGATCGACGTTGCCATTGGCAGCCGCAATAAGAGCATCCGTAGGAGAGGTTCGACCCTCCCACAACTTCTTGATCGTGGGATCAGCCTCGATGTAGTTCCTTCCGTTCTTCTGGAAGACTGGGGCGAGCTCCGCAACGACGTCCCCGATTGAAGCATCAGGAGGGTTGACTACACCCTGTGCATCACGACCCCAGAACTCAGCCCCAAAAGCGAACGTCCCGGGACGGAAAGTCCCCGCAGACGCCTCCGCGACCACATCAGCTCGAAGCTCCGCCATCGTCTTCTTCACAGTGGACGCCGACTTGCTGGGCTTTGTCACCGAGGGGGAGGTGACAGAGGACGGGGCAGGTGCGGGCTTCCCAGTACCCGCAGGTAACACACCAGCCTTACGAAGCTCACGACGGACCAGCGGTACCCACTGCTTCTGCTTCAACTTCACGAGTGCGTCAGTGACGGTGGGGTCTTGCTTGGCGTAGTGCTCCTTGAGTGCGTCGAAGATCTCCTGGTCGGTCGCTCCACCCTTGATCAATTCGCGCACCACCCTCTTTGCTCCGGTCCACTTCTTCGCAGGGATCGGGGGTGGCGTCGGTGGTGGCGTCGGTGGGACCACAGGCGGAACGATTGGAGGAAGAACGATCGGGGGAATGACAGGAGGTAGCGTGATACCAGGCAGCGTGATGCCCTTCTTACGGAACTCCCGCCGAAGAACAGTCTGCCACTGCTGTACCCTACGGGTGATCTCCTGATCCGACATGCCCGCGTCGACCTTCTCGATGTAGTGACTCTTCAACGCGTCGAAGACCACTTGATCACTCGCACCCGTCAGCATCAACTGACGGATCGCATCCTTCGCAGAGCCCGCTGCAGGTGCCTTCGTCACTGCCCCCTTCTTGTGGGAACGAGCAGCCTTCTTCAGCTTCTCCGCTGGGATCCAAGCGCACCGGCAGTTTGGATGCTGGGGAATCCTCCCCCGCGCCGCCTCAATCGTGAGCACGGTCCCCTCGAGCCCGGCACAGACCTCACAGACTCGATCATCACCAGCGGTACTCCACTCAGCGTAGACCGTGACGTCCTCACCGAGGTCCTCAAAGCTGTCTAGCTGACCCTCAGCATGAGCGTGAATGATCTCCGTCCGGGCGATCATCGTGGCTCGAGCCTTCCCAAGCCCGTCCACCTTCTTCGCCATCTCCTTCGCGATCACCTTTGGGCTCTGTCCCTTCACGAGCCCAGCCGCGAGGATCCGGTTCATCTGGGTCGCCATGGTATTGGTGACCCCGCGGAGCTCCTCAAAGGCCCGAGTGCTGAGTAGCCTGACCTTGGCCAGTCGCTCCGGCTGGTTGAAGGCAGACTTGAGGAACTGCTCCTTCGTACCCTGGAAGAACTCGTGACGATCCTTGAGTTTCCTGCCCCCAGCATCCACGAATGCTCTGAACTGACCCTTCTTGTAGGCTGACTCGACGTACTTGGCGGTCCAGGGCTGACCCTTCACATCGACGGTGAGGACCTTCTGGTCTACCATCTGCTGCATCCACTTGTTGAACTGCTGCAGCTTCTTCTCGTTCGTCTGAAAGCGCCATGCCTGACGTTCAGCGTTCAGCATGGGTCTTGAGTAATTGGTCACGACCCCGTGAGGTGAGACCTCAGTGATCATCCAGGTGTAGCCTGGAGCCCGAGCCTGGGTCACGAAGGGGTGACCAGGCTCCAGACCGAAGACGTCATCGGTCACGATCAGGGTCACGATAGCCCGACCGACAAGGGTGAGCCTCCGACGGATGTCCGAGGCGAACGACCGAACGAGGAGTCCAGTACGGGAAGGATCCGAGCGGAGGGTAATCACCGGGTTTCCTGCTTGGACTCGTCTGGGCTCTCCAGCAAGGGGGAATCCCCCTCCCTCTCAGAGCCGGTCGATCCTAGAGGCTCCCAGAAGCCTTTTCGGGGGTACTCTTGAGGAAGCATGGCTCAGTTTCCGCCCCCAAAGGGAGGCTTGCCCGGCTGACCGGGCGGGGGCTTGTTCGCCTGAGCAATCTTCATCTTGGTCTGAGGATCATTCCCGGTAGCCTTGTCTACCTCAGCCTGCATCTCAGCGTCGTGCAGCTGCTGATCGTCCATGACCTGCTGGTGCTCCTCGAGCGCCGTCTCGATCTGCGTGACCTCCTCGGGATCCATCTCGAGCACGAGGGTGAGGTACTCGGTCGGGGGACAGATCACTTGGACGTCACCCGCGACGTACGCCGCCATCGCCTGGGTCCGCTTCAGAGCGACGTCAGCCTTCTCCAGGTCCGTGACCGTATTCAGGTCGGGCCAACTGACGAAGTACTCGGACGGCTCGGGGAGCACGCCGGCACAGATCAACCGATCGAAGGTGACCCGAACGATGTAGGGAGTGAGGTACTTCTCTTGACGTCGCTTGAGCCGCTCGTTCCAGCTCTGCTTGTCCTGGGAGGAAGACAACTCACCCCGCTCTGACCCACGCCAGATCCTCGTCGGGATCCCGAGGGTGATACAGATCTCCATGTCGACCGCTTCCAGCTGCTTGGTGGGATCGACTACCTGAGGCGCGAGGCTCTTGGCGGTCACCCCTACGATCGCGAGGTAGCGTTGCAGTCCGTTGGCGTAGTCCCTGAGCTGCCGCTTCAGCTTGGTCTCGTCCATGATGACATTGTTCGCCCCGAGCCCGGGCATCGTCTCGAACGAGATGCCCGGGAAGGCGCCTCGCCAGTAACCCTCACCGGAAGCCCCGTAGATCTTCACCTTGTCGTAGAGGCGATCGTAGACCGGCTGCATCCTGGGAGTCCCCACGACCTCGCTCTCGAGCCGATTGTCCGCGACGTGAATGATCCTCGTCCAATGGACGACAAGGGTCTGAGAGCTCTCCGTGACCTGACCACCCCCTGACATCCCGGGCTCCTTGAGCGTCATGGTGTACTGGATCGGCTGTCCGTAGCGGGGGTTGTTCTTGTCATGCTCTCGCCGATCAACCGTGACCGAGCTCTCATCCAGAGCCCTGATGTACATGAGGCTCAGCTGAGCCACCCCCTTGGGGGGTTCTCCCTCCAGAAGGGAGCGCTTGATCTCCTCTTCCATACCCTCGACGGGCTCACGTAGCTCCTTCCCGTCATCGAAGCCGAGCAGGAGCACCCCGAACCGGCCGATCCCGGAGATGATGTCGATCCGCTCGAGGAAGGCGAACAGGTTCAGCCTGGAGTCGAGCTTCTTCACTGCGTCTTCGAACTCGGTGTTGTCCCCGTCCTCGGTCTCGTAGACCTCAGGGTCCATCTTCCAGGACTCTTCAGGGAGGATGTGAACGACCTTCCTAGCTGACCCCATGCGATCATAGAACTGACGGTAGATCTGCGGAGTGATCGCATCAGGGTAGCCACACTCCTCCCCGATGTTCCTCCGTGGGTCTGGATTCAGCAGCCTCACGAGGTCCTGACGCATGAGGCTCAGGTTCGTGGTCAGAGATTCCGCAGCATTGAAAATCCCGCCGAGGAAGCCCGCGTGAGCAGGAGAAGCAGACCCGTTTGCCTTGGTCACCACATACCTCCGATGACTTGTCTTGGGTAGGTCAGTCGGGCGAAGGCCCCACTGCTAGCGTCTACCTGATCCTTGTAAGTACCTGGGAAGTACCTGAGCTCGTCCAGGTACTTCATATTCCAGTCGCCCGCCTGCATACGGACATTGCCACCATTCACCTGGATAGAGAACGGCTGTGCTCGTGCTTCCTTGTCACCCACAGGGCGGTCTACATAGACGTTGAAGCCGGCAAGCTCTCGCACGGTCCTCTCAGCGGACTCCTTGCCGCCCGACCCGGGCTCCTGCTCAACAACGACCTCAACGGAGATCCCGTCAGCCTGGGCAGTCTGCTTGATGATCTTCTCGCGCTCGAAGGAATCGAGACGAAATCGGATCACGTTGAGCACCCAGAAGCGATCATCAAGGCCGATGCCCATGAGCACGCCGACTGACCATGCTCTCCTGATCTTCGAGCCCACCTTGACCTTGGTACCCGCCTTGTCCCAGTACCTCACGAGCTGCTTGAAGTGGCGAAGAGGTCCAGGCTCATCGATCTCAATTCGATCCGTCTTGAACTGACCTCCGCCGAGGGGTACAGGTGACTGGAGAATCTGCCCTGCGTACCCATACTCACCGAGCAGACCCTCCTCGAACTCTCGCAGGTCAGCAGCGGTCAAACGAACTGGATCGAGGAGTCCGTTCTTGTAGAACTTCACGAGACGGCGAGGCTTCACCAGCTTGATCGCTCGAGGCGTGCGGATCTCCCCTGGAAGAGAGATATGCCGCACCTGTCGACCTGCCTTAGCCTGCTTCTCAAGGAAGAGTGCAGAGGGGTCGTTCTGATGGAGACGCTGCATGATGATGATCATAACCGAGACAGCCTTGCTCACCTTGCGCGTTGGTAGCTTCGAGCAGACCGTACGATTCGCGTTCTCCA